ATTATCGTTATAATAGATGTATAAATTGAGAAAGAGAGTGTATGAGCGACAGATATTACAACCAAATGCTAGAAGCAACAGGGTGGTGTCCTGGCTACAGAAACACACGAACTCTTAACGAGTACGAAAACATTTACGGAAAAACTACGAGGAAAAGAAAAATGGCTTGGACAGACGAAGCAAAAGCTCAGGCAGTAGAGATGTATACTGCAGAAGAACCGACTCCAGATAACAGTATGGAGATTGTCAAAGAAATAGCTGCCGAATTAGGTGAGAGCCCAAATGGTGTCAGAATGATTTTGACTAAAGCTGGTGTTTATGTAAAGAAAACTCCTGCTGCTAAATCCACTTCAGGTGGTAACGGCGGTGGCGGTGGTAGAGTATCTGTTGCAGATGCCCAACAAGCAGTCAAAGATGCAATCTCTGACGCGGGTATGGAAGCAGACGACGCTATCATTAGTAAGTTAACAGGTAAGGCTGCTAACTACTTTGCAGAAATTATTGCTAAACTAAACGGTTAATTACCTTCAGGACGCTAGGAGTCTATATGGCTTCTAGCGTATTTTTACGGGTATAGGAATCACCTCACAGTTTTAACCATCGGGTTCTTGGTAGAATACAATTTTAACCTAAAAGGAACTCATGAAGAAAGATGAATTTATTAAGCAAGTCGAAAAACATGGCGATGCGATAATAACTTATAGGAGTCAGAACAGTCGTAGACTAAAGTATAACGTCTGTACCCTTGACTTCGACAATAAATATATACAGTCCAAGAGAAATAGAGCAAAGCCAACCACCGGTCAGGTGTTATTGTTTTGCTGGGATACGGATTCATACAGGCTACTAACGCCTGCAAACGTAACTTCTATAGTTCCTTTATCAGCGATACTAAAGAATGATAGAACTACATGAAGCCCCCGCCCTCTTTGAGAAGTTAATACACTACAATAAAGAAAAACACGAAAAGATTTATCTTACTGTGAATACCTTTAGAGATGTAGAGTACCTTTCATTGAGAAAATATTTCCAAGACTTTGACGAAGAATTCAAGCCTAGCAGAGAAGGGGTAACTATGCCTCTTGACTTTGAGAATAGTAAGTTATTATTTGATGGATTAGTGGAGATTCTCTCCATAAGTGAAGTGAAAGACATACTAGAGACACATTTCAAAGAAAAACTAGATGAAATCTACTTATAAACAACGAATAGACAGACAACAGCATTTTTATGGCGATAGCCATATGGCTGGGTATGAAAGCGACCACGACCAACTTCTTAATCGAAATACTTTCAGAGAAAAGAGAGATTTGATTGCACAGCTTGGGTTACACCAAGCTATAATGATGTGGAACGTAAAAATGGGTCGTGCTTCTAAGATGAGTGTATATGAGTTTGCTCATAGAAACTTACGGACAGCATACCCTTATTTGTTAAACTCTGAAGCACGAGTTGTAACATGGCCCGCTATGAGTGCAGATTACTTACACTTACTAATAAAGAAAGATTATTATAGGGGTAAGTTAAATTCCTATGACCATGTTTACATTGGAATACCAAGACCCACACGAACTTATAAGTTAGACCTTATGGGAGCATACGATTTTAAGAACGAAGACTTAGATGGTAAAGCAGGTATTCATACTGACTCTCACTACGCTATCACGTGGGCAATCCACATGACAGCAATAAAAGATTTCTTAGCTAAAAAGAATATAAGTTATAAGTTTATTCAACATTTTGATATATTTGATGATAGTATTGAAGATATCCATGTGTTAGATGTGCCAGAAGATTCTCTCTATTATCAGATGTTTACTGATACATGGAGAAGTATCATAGTCAATGCAGTTCCCAAACGATTAGACCAATTCGGAAAACAACTTGGATTCTACCACCGCAACGCAGAAGCTCATAAACAATTTGCAGCATACCTTAAAAACTACTTGACATAACCTCAAATATTTAGTATAATAGTCGTATGAATATTTTTATACTTGATGAAGATTTAGACAAAAACGCAGAGTATCATGTTGACAAGCACATTGTCAAGATGCCACTAGAAGCTGGACAGATGCTATGCACAGTACATTGGACACACAAATATGCAGGATACGTACCTAACAGGAAGCTCACCTCAGAAGAATGGGCAAAAGTCTCAATTCAGAAAAAGAATGAGCCAAGGGATTTTCCCTATCTCCCTACTATGTATAATCACCCTTGTACCATCTGGGCTAGAAGCTCCCAGTCCAACTACGACTGGCTCTACTGCTACGCTTTGGCATTGGGAGAGGAGTATACCTACCGATACGGCAAGGTGCATAAATCTGTCGAGATGGTCTTGGGGCTACCAGAAATATCAATCCCCGACATCGGGCTTACCCCATTTGCACAAGCCATGCCTGATGATTGCAAACACGACGATACCGTCACCGCCTACCGAGAGTTCTACCACAAAGACAAAGCAGTCTTTGCCGACTGGAAGTACCGAGACAAACCTTCTTGGTGGGACGAAACCTCAGCCGACTACGAAAACAGGATAAGCAGATAGAACTATTTCTCTGATGTCCTGGTAGCTCAAACGGATAGAGCAACGGCCTTCTAAGCCGTAGGTTGCAGGTTCGACTCCTGCTCGGGACACCAGAAAAATAGTTCTTGACAAATCCTTAAAATCTTAGTATAATATACAAATGAATAAAGATATAAGAACATATTTAAGTAAATGTCGCGATGCATATTTCAATGGACGACCTCTCATACCTGATGAAGTGTATGATCGCCTCGTAGACAATGTTAATACAGATGAAGTGGGCTCAGTTACAGACAGTCGTTTTAAACACCCCTTCCCTATGTTCTCACTACAAAAAGTCTTTGCACAAGAAGATAAAGCCCCCGACTATGGAAACGAAGCAGTAGTTACGACTACTAAGCTTGATGGCGCAGCTGTGTCCGTAACCTATGTAGATGGTATATATCATCAAGCCTTAACTAGAGGAGATGGAAAAGCAGGACTAGATATAACCGATAAGATAAAACACATAGTTCCAACAGTACTAGATAAATATTCTTTTAGTGGAGTTCGACAAATCACAGGAGAAGTCGTAGCCCCTAAGAGTATACCTAACTCTAGGAATTATGCATCAGGTGCGCTAAACTTAAAAGATGTTGCCGAGTTCAAGAAACGAGACTTGACTTTTGTTGCATATGGACTACAGCCGAATCTTGGAGAAAGATGGCTAGAAGATATGAAGTTTATGGATAATTGGTTTAATGTCATATCTATGGGCAACTGGGACGAGTTCCCAAACGATGGAATTGTATTCCGAGTAGATAGATATAGTGCTTTTGAGAAGCTTGGATATACTTCACACCACCCTAGAGGAGCATATGCTTACAAAACTAGAGCGGCTGGAGTAGTTACAAAACTATTAGATGTAGAGTGGAATACTGGTAAGTCTGGAGTTATAGCCCCAACGGGTATTCTACAACCTGTAGAAATCAATGGTGCAACCATCTCTCGTGCTACACTACACAATATTGCTTTCATAGATGAAATGATGTTAGAGATTGGTTGTGATGTAGAGATTATCAGAAGTGGAGAAATTATCCCTAAAGTTGTGAGGAGAGTGTAATGTTATTGTATTTAGAATCACAATTAGAGAAAGCATACAGAGTTTATATAACTAAAATACCTATTGGACAAACAATTCCAGACCTTGAGTTCTTCCGCGAAATGATGGAAGAAATGAATGATGCAGAATACTTTGAACAATTATTAGATGAGTGGGAGTTACTAGATGAATCTAGAAGAAATACGCACTAAGAAGCTTAAGCAACTACAGAAACGCATAGACAAAGCGTGGCTAAACTTTGATATATCTTGGTGGATAAAATGGGCATCATCTATAGTTTTACTGACTGCTATGATACTTCGTGGTGGACAGGCGTACCCCTTTGTAGACTTAGTTCTCTCAACTATAGGTTGTGCAGGCTGGTTAGCAGTAGGTGTTATATGGAAGGATAGAGCGTTAATAATTCTGAACGCAGCAGCAGTAGTAATACTGGCGTCAGGAGTTGTTCGTGTTCTTGCAGGAGCTTAATTTACTTATGGCTTCTGTAGGAAAGTATAATGAGACTTATTTCAAAAATCACCCTCTCGAAGCACAGAAAGAGGGTGTCTTGTACGGCGTTGTATTAGTAAATAAGAAAACTCACGAAAGAGAGATAATTAAAGTAGGCATTGCCGCTGGTAAAGACTGGCGTCATGTAATCAAGAGAGCAAGAGGCTTTCAAGGTTATGACTTAAGAATTCAGAGAACATGGACTTCTACATTAGAAGAAGTCTTTAACATGGAACAAATGCTTCATGCTAAGTTCTTAAGTGATAAACTAGAACCCTCTCACAAGTTTGGAGGACACACAGAGTGCTTCAAACCAACGAGTAAGATATTGGAGGATTTCCCTAAGAAATGGTAGAAGAAGAAAATAAATATATAGAATCAGATAAGCCTAGCAGCGAACATAAGTACAATGGTTGGCATTATCATAGTGAAACAAAGAAGTTCTATAGATACGACGACTTACCGCCTTATGAAGGCTCGTAAAGTATGGTATTTGTGGGCAAGAAGCCTAGGAGATAAGAGTGGCGAAACTGATAGAGATGCTGATATTGTTGCAATATTTAGGAGCCTTATCGTGCTCGTTAATTTTTTTACTTGCTTCGTTATTATGTCAGGAGTTATACACCATTGGTAGTTAAAGGTATTTCAGAGGGGTTTCACGACGCCTCAGTCGCATTAGTTGAAGGAGACAAGATTCTTTGGGCTAAACACGCCGAGCGTTTTAGTAGAAAAAAGAACGACAGAATCAACCCACTTCATTTAAGAAATACAGACGCAGATATATCTGTTTTCTATGAAAACGTACCGCTAAAGAACGAGAGACGTATAGCTAATTCGCAAGTCCCTGTTTCGACAAAAATCTTTGAGCAATGTGATTATCATACATATCATCACGAAAGCCACGCAGCAGGAGCGTACTATACTTCACCCTTTACCGAGGACGCGGTATGTCTCGTGATTGATGCGATCGGAGAATGGACAACTAGCAGTATATGGATAGTTGAGAATCGAAAATTGAAAAAAGTTTTTGAGAAAATTTATCCAAAAAGCATTGGCCTGTTCTATAGTGCTATTACTAAGCGTATTGGTTTGAAGCCAAACGAAGATGAGTATATAACTATGGGAATGGCGGCATATGGAGAAGTATGTGTAGATATGCAGTATTGCTTCAATGACTGGGCAAATTGGCATAAGGGGTTCACCCTAGAAGATTTTAAAGGCCATAGACCAGAGGATATAGCCGCAAGTGCCCAAGCCCATGCTGAGTTAGAAATCGAAAAGTTAGTAGGCTTAGCCGCTAACTGGGGCAAGAATTTATGTTATGCAGGTGGAGTTGCACTCAACTGCGTAGCAAATAGTAAAATATTACACAACTATTTTAAGAATGTTTGGATTTACCCAAACCCTGGCGATGCAGGCAGTAGTTTAGGTGCAGCACTAGCGTATACTGGTAAGAAAGTAAAGTATAGTCCTTTTCTTGGGACAGACATACAACATCAAGTAAACCCTAGAGAAGTAGTAGATTGGATATTAAAAAAGAAAGTATGTGGAGTAGCAAATGGAAAAGCCGAATTTGGGCCCAGAGCATTGGGGAATCGTAGTCTTCTTGGTGATGTGCGTTTTGATATTAAGCGCACAGTTAATAGAATTAAGAGAAGGCAGAATTTTAGACCATTCGCTCCAGCTATTCTATCAGAGTATGCAAATGAATACTTTGAAGGGCCAATGAACGAGTATATGCAGTACGTAGCACAAGCAAAACATGATTACAAAGCAGTAACCCATGTAGATAATAGTGCTAGAGTACAGTTAGTCACTCCCGAAAACCCTAGCGTACTAAGACCAATCTTAGAGGAGTATTATGAGAGAACTGGAGTTCCAATGTTGTTAAATACAAGTTTGAATATTAAAGGGCAACCTATAGTAGATAACTGGCAACATGCAATGGATTTCCAGAAAATGTATGGAGTAAAAGTATTTTGACGATTTTATTTAGTGGTTGTAGTTTCACCAATGGAATGGAACTTAAAGATAAACTAAAGGATAGGTACGCTACTAAAGTGTGCAAAGAGTTTGGAGAGCTTCAATGGAATGAAGCTAAGATTGGTGCAGGTAATGACTATATCCAAAGAACCGTAACTAATGCAGTTCTTGGAGGTAAGCTTTATTATACACACCCCACAGAAAACATTAAAACAAAGAGGCATACCTATAAAACAAAAATTATGCCACATAAAGGCAATAACCTAGATTCTAGAAGACTAACACAGAGGAATGAGTACCGTAGTGCAACAGGAGCATACGACCAAACAATCCAAATCAATAAAAAATGCATAGGAGACGGTTGGCCTAGCTTAGTAGTATGTATGTGGTCAGGAATAAACAGATTAGAAAATCTTAGAATGTCTAGCATTACAGATGATTGGAGTTGGGTAGTAAGTGCTTGGGGCAAGTTCTCATTAGAGCAAAACACAATGAAAGCTATGCCAAACAGCGAAGTCTACATTGATAGACAGTATGAACCTGGCGAAGAAGAGTATATGAGAGGTTATATGATGCGTATTAGAAATGCTCACTATAATCTACGAAAAACAATTCAAAGTATGCTAGCGGTAAAGTATATGCTAAAAGCAAAGGGAATCCCACAATTACATTATTTGTTTTCTAGTGGACAGTATAAGCCTTTGTTACCATTACTAGACCAGCCAACATATGAGAACACTAATGTATGGTGGCCCGCCATAGACTTAAATAGAGAGCAATGCATAAGAGAACTTCCATTCTTAGAAGACCAGGGCATGTATGATATTGCTAAAAGTAACGGGCTACCTATTGGGCCGAAAGATCACCCACTAGAAGAGACCCATGCCCTGATGGCAGAAAGAATAATTGGAGACATAAGAAAGAATGAATTTCTTAAATAAAATAATTAAAAAAATTAAAACATGGTGGTTTGAGTGGAATTTAAAACGAAATTACACAGCAGATACCTATGTGTATGAAGATGAGGAAAATTTTGAACTTATTGAAGAAGGTCAGGAAACTAAAAATAGTTCTTGACAAAAGGTCAAAAAACCTCTATAATATACAATATAAATAAAAAAGAGAGAGAATCGAATTGAGCGAAATTTTACCACCAACTGCCTGTCCTTCTTGTCAAGGAACAGTAGAGTTTGTTAATGACTTACTCTATTGCTTCAACAAGATGTGTCCAGCACAATGGGGTAAGAAACTAGAACACTTCGGTAAACTCTTGAAAATAAAAGGATTCGGTCCTGCTTGCATTAGCAAGTTAGCGATTGATGATTACCCAGAACTGTATGAGCTTACTGTAGAGGATATTTCCAGCAGACTAGGCTCGGAGAGATTGGCAGTCAAGTTAGCAACTGAGATTGAGAAGTCAAAATCAGTTGATTTGCAAACATTGCTGCCAGCTTTCTCCATTCCACTTTTCGGTCGGTCAGCTTCTCAAAAATTATGCGAGACAATATCTTCACTCGAAGATATCTCAGAGAAAAGTTGTACTGAAGCGGGTATTGGCCCGAAAGCCACAGCAAACCTTTTAACTTGGTTAGAAGATGAATTTTACCCAAATGAATATGGCACAAACTTACCATTCAGTTTCTCCGCTACTAAAGTAGTAAAGCGTGAGACTGTCGGGACAGTCTGCATATCAGGTAGACTCAATTCATATCCTACTAAGGCTCGTGCTGCTGAAGTTCTGGAACAACACGGCTTTGCCGTAAAAAATAGTCTGACAAAGGACTGCACTCATTTAATCAATGAGTCAGGAGTTGAGTCAGCCAAAACGCAGACTGCTCGCGACAGAGGAGTCGTTATAATAACTAACATTTTAGATTTAATTGGAGAATAAAATGGCATTACCAAAATGGACAGACGAGAGAACATCATCTCTTGAGAGCTTTGTAGGCTCTGAAACACCTGTTTCTCAAGCTACTGTAGCTAACGCTGCAGACGAACTAGAGACTTCTGTAAGAAGTGTCTCTTCTAAGCTAAGAAAAATGGGCTATGATGTAGAACTTGCTTCATCAAGCAACGCTAAATCTTTTAGTGACGCTCAAGAAGCTACTTTATCAGCATTTGTAAATGACAATTCAGGTCAGTACACATACGCTGAGATTGCTGCGAACTTTGAAGGCGGAAACTTTTCTGCTAAGTCAATTCAAGGCAAAATCCTTTCAATGCAACTAACAGAGCATGTTAAACCTGCTCCTAAAGTTGAGTCAGTTAAGACTTATTCTGAAGCTGAAGAAGGAACATTCGTTGAGATGGTCAACGGTGGGTCTTTCATTGAAGAGATTGCTGACAGCCTAGGAAAGAGTGTAAACTCTATCAGAGGAAAGGCATTATCTTTACTTAGAGCTGGCGAAATTAACGCTATCCCTAAGCAAAAAGAAACTAAAGGTTCTGGCAAAGCAGACCCTCTAGCGGATATGGAAATCGACGGGCTAACTGTTGATGAAATCGCTGACTCAATCGGCAAAACTGTAAGAGGCGTGAAAACAATGCTTACAAGACGTGGTTTAGTTTGTGCTGACTACGACGGATCAGCTAGAAAAGAAAGAGTTACTCAATAACCAACTTTCAATTGTCAAGAATGTAGGGGTGTTCGCACCCCTACTTTTTCTTGGGAGAGATTATGACAGTAGAAAGCGCACTTATAAAACAACTTTTATCGCAAGGAGATTTCGAGACTTGGAACCGCCTACAGGTGCATTATTTTCCTGAAGGCGAGTATCAGAAGATTTGGAAGGTCGTGGATAAACACGTCCATAAGTTCCATGCTTTACCCTCTTTTGAGGATTTAAAGTACGAGATACGTTCCAGAGAGCTCCAAGAGAAAATTTTTGCGATAGAAGCTGTGGACACTGATGTCCCAGCGCACGAACTACTAGAATATCTAAAAGATTCATTCACTCAGAATGAAATACTATCCAAGATTGAACATTATATAGACAATACTATTAGCGTTGCTGACGCTAAAGAAAACATAGACTATCTGCAAGAGATGGTCGTACAAGTTCAAGATCGAGTTAACACTGCTGATGATTCCGACACAATGGAATCTGTAGAGTTGTTCGATTCTGAAGAAGATTTGGCAAAGTACTTAGGCTTAGGGTTAAACCAAGACTACGACTTGTCTTATCAATTCTCTCCCAAAGACTTGGTCATTGTGGGGGCGCAACGAGGTCACGGAAAATCATTTGCTTGCTGTAATATGGCTGTCAATGCCCAGCAATCAGGACGTTCCGTGCTTTACTTTACTATCGAGATGGATCAGCGACCCATTCTGCAAAGAATGTGTAGTATGGCCACTGGTGTACCACTAGGCAGACTTATAAAGAGAAATCTTTATGAGAAAGAGTGGAAACGCATCGGTCAGTGGTGGGCAGACAGGTTTGAAGGTGGCAGCGAAGTCCTAGCGGACTGGAATGTTTCCGAAGACTTTGACAAGTTCCACTATGCACTGACTCGAAAATGTGAACTAAAGGATAAGGCTCAGTTAGATGTATTTTATGACCCTTCTCTTACACTTGCTAAGATTATTAGTACAGTTAGGCAGAAGAAGATAGAATACCCCGATCTGGGTATGGTAATCGTAGATTATCTAAACCAAGTACGTCGTCACAATGCTCCTAGTCGCTCTGGTCAGTACGAATGGACTGAACAAATAGAGATTTCAAAGGGATTGAAGGCACTCGCCCAAGACCAAGAAGTATTGGTCATATCAGCGTTCCAAACCAATCCTAAAGGAGAGGTAAGATTCTCAAAAGGTATCGAAGATGCCGTAGATGCGTCTTACACCCTTGAACATTGGGGCAAAGAAGAGAACGCAATCAAATTCAAATGTAACAAAATGCGTAGCGGAGAGATGAAATCATTTATCTCCGAGATTGACTGGGAAACCTTAAAAATCGGTCCTCAGTCGGCTATGGATCCTGATGAACGCGCTGATTTAAAAGAGCAGATGCATACGGGAGAAGATTATAATGATTTATGAGCAAGGGACTAGTGATTACCAGTTTACAATGTTTGCATGTGATGTTGACGATAAGTTATTTAAGCATATGCGGCCAAATTGGTTGCCGCAACGCGGCGCCGAGACATGGCTTACACATAATAAGAACAGAATTTACTTACGCGCATACGTATTTTGCGACACAGTTCTAGGACGACATAATAGTGGTAAAATGGGCTTTAAAGACCCAGTAATAATATGGTGTAATCTAGAGAAAAAGAGATTTACTGTACACCCAGGCCAAAACAGAATTATACTAAAGTCAATACTTCCAGAAGTACGACAAGTAGGGTGGGTAATAGATAATACACAAAGACCTATAGGAAACTGTGGTAGAAATCAGTATCACAAGTACTTTAGTAATATAAAGGAAATACAAAGAGGCCCAGCAGGTAACAGACAAATACTTATGCAAATGGATCACAGGTCAGGTTTTGGAGGAGAAGATCAATATCACCTATCTCTAAATACGGACACCTATCTAGGAAATAATGAGTTTGATACTGAAGAAAGAAAGTTAGCATGGCGAAAAGCTTGCGAAACAAAAGGATTTAGTTGTTATGTAAATGGAAAGTACCATTATGATATAGGTAAGCCTACAGCTAAATATGATTTTAAAAACATCGCAGGAATATATCAAGTATTTTTGCACCACTTCTTTGACTTTCCATATAGTAAGTGGGACACATTATTTTTTAAGGAGTTATAATGGTGGATTACAATACACACTTACTTATTATAGCTATGGAAGAAGCAGGAGAGTTTATTCAGGCTTGTTCTAAAGTATATAGACACAATGGAGGCGATCACGAAATAAAGTGTTTATCTGAAGAAGTTGGAGACGTACAAGCACTAATAAATTTATTAACAGAAAAAGGTTTGATAGACTTGAATGTAGCTAATGATAAAAGAATAGCAAGAGAACACAAATTAAGGAGAACAAATGAAGGCAGGTAAAATATGGGGACAAACAGAATTAGTACATGCTAATGGAGTTTTAGAATTTCATAGAGTAGAATATAAAGCAGGTATGGAATGCTCGGAACATTTACACGAGTTTAAATGGAATGGATTTTTTGTAGAAAGTGGCAAGATGATGATAAGAGTCTGGCAGAACGACTACGACCTAGTAGATGAAACAATATTAGGCCCAGGCGACTTTACACAAGTCAAGCCAGGTGTAATGCACCAATTCGTAGGAATTGAAAGTGGAGTTGCATTTGAGCTGTATTGGGCAGAATTTAATCACAATGACATAAAGAGGAGAAGTGTCGGTGGCAAAAGAAAGTAAAGTAACCTTTGTAGATTATACCTTTGTTAGAGATGGACAAGATATAATCTTTGACAAAGAGCTGACAATGGAATCAATGCAATTCTATGAAGGCAAAACTTTTAAAGTAAAACAGACGTCAGATGGACAAATTATGCTAAAGTTTATAGAAACTTGGGAAATAAATGTAGTCCCTGACGATTTAGATTGGAGAAAATATGAAGATAAAGAAAATAGTACCCACTAATCCTGTAGCTAAACATAGCAGGAACAAGTCGGGCGCTGGCGCACATAAGTCTGCGAAAGATTACTCTCGTAAACTTAAACACAAGAATGATGAGTCTATTGCTAATAAGATTGATAGACTTATTCTTCTTGAAATGATGCAGGAAAGTACCTTCTCTGCTACTAATTGGTTCAACTACGAAGAACAAATACAAGAGTTAAGAGAGGAGTTAGATTCATGGCAGACGACAGAGTAAGTAGAGAAACTGCTGAACTTATTCCCATGCCTCCACATACTTGGTATGTAAAAACACTCGGGTGGTTACTAGAACAACCCAAGGTAAAGGAGAATATCAAATCCGTACCCTTAAACCAACCACTATATGATTCTGTTTTTGCACACGGAATAAAAGCTCCATTTCTAGTAATGCCAAATTGGTACCCATTAGCAGGTAGCCAAAGGCTAAGAGCAGTTGCAGAAATGAATACTTCAATGGCAACTGACGGAATGAGTATGATTCTAGAACAAGAAGTAAGGATATGCCGAATAGACCAGGAATACTGGTTACTCTACTACTTGTGGGGAGATAAAGATTTTCGGGATAAAGCAGTAGCAGTCTACTTTCAGATGCTAGAATTAGTTTGGAAATCAAGGTATTACGAAGATGAGTTAGACCCAAGTGGTGTTCCTATGACACATTTTGAAAAGTTAGGGGACGAATTAGATTGGAAACATAAAAGTACTCTTGGAAAAGAAAGAATTAAATCAATGGAAACAAAAAATAATACTTGACACAAGGTCAAAATTCCTGTATAATATACTTATAAATGATAGCAATAGATTTAATAGAAGAAAAAGAATTAGCGTATACTGTTAAAGGACAGGACGCACTAATTGCATGCCTAAATCCTGAGCATGACGATACGAACCCAAGTCTAAGAGTAGACAAAGTAACAGGCTTAATGCACTGTTTCGCATGTGGGTTCAAAGGTAACATATTCACACACTTCGGTGCACCAGAGAGTCCACTAGAAGTAAGATTACACAAAATTAAAAACCAGATTGCAAAAACCCGTTCACAAACCGTTGGTATTCAACTCCCAGAAGACCGTATCGAATGGAAAGGTGGTCCGTACCGCAATATCTCTGAGGAAACTCTAAAGATATGGCAGGCCTTTACTTGGAATGTTCCAAAGTTTGAAGGTAGGATTATCTTTCCCATTCGTGACTTAACGGGCAAAACGATTGCACTCTTAGGGAGAAACATTGCTGGTGGCACAGGACAAGACAAGTATTATATCTACCCACAGGGGGTAAAGATGCCATTCACTCCAGCAAAAGTCAAGCCAATACACAACAGAGTGATATTGGTTGAAGGAATTTTTGATTGTCTCAATCTTTGGGACAACGGCTTAAAGAATACAGTTTGCTGTTTCGGAACACAACAAATGGACTGGTTCAAGCTATCTCTGCTCAAACTACAAGGAGTGCAGGGAATTGATATATTGTTTGATGGCGACGAAGCAGGCCAAAAAGCATCAGAACAAATTAAAACATTGGCAGAGAAAATGGAACTGTCAGTACAACAAATTAAACTGAAGGACGGACAAGACCCAGGCGGGTTTACTCCGGCCCAAGTACATAAACTAAAAGAACGATTATATGGATAGCACTCAACTTCAACAAGCAGTCTTCGGATTGCATACTCGTAGATTCGGCACAGTTGCCGAGATTATGATTAAGAAGATTGTAAAAGCAGATAACAGCGATCAGTTGTCATACGATTTATTTGATAAATTTGATGGTAGTCGTATAGAGTGTAAATTTTCGAGAGTTCAAAAGAAAGCAGAGCTGAAGATAACGGACAACAACTTGTTCAAAGCTCTAGAATGCGAAGCCAATCGCGATATCATGTATCATCAATGGCAAGATTACGACTGGGATTGTAATATCCAACAAGTCAAAAAAGAAGAATTTGATGTTCTTTTTTATGGAGTATTCTTTAAAGACATGGTGTTAATATTCAGGTGTAATGCTAGTAATATTGGTACTGAAATGAGATACTCTAACAAACAACACCGTGGTAATACTGGTGAAGGTCAGTTCCATTTGAACAGACAAACATTTAAGTATCACTTAGATTACCACTTATTTAAAACATTAACTTATGGAGAATTATTAGAATGGCTAAAGTAGCACTTATAGAAACCAAGCCAACAAGTACAAACTTCGATAGATATTTCGAGTTTGAATTTGAACGCTTTGCGTTATGTTCTGATAGTTCTGTCGCAAAAGTTCTAAAGAAAGATGTAGACCTAGACTTGAACCCTGATGACTATGACTGGTTGATTCTAGTCGGAGCAGAAGCTTTCAAGCAGTATACTAGGAAAACATCTGTGACGGAATATAATGGTAAAATTATTGATGAGAAGTTTTTAGCACTTATCAATCCTGCTATTATTAAATTTAAACCTGAAGCTAAGAAATCCTTTGAAGAAGCTATTGAAAGTATCTCGAAGTATGTTAGCGGAGAACTAAAGATAGAGAAACTATCAGAGGATAAATGTTATGGCATACAAGACAAAGAAACAGCAATCGCGTTTATACAGAAAGCGATCGACCACCCGCTACCGTACGTTGCTCTCGACTCAGAGACAAGTGCGTTATATTGTCGCGATGGTTATATGCTTGGATTTTCTCTTTCTTATGAGCCTGATCACGGTATATATTGTGACGCTGATGTAATTGATGAAGATGTCGAAGCAAAAATGCAGGAACTCTTCAACAAGAAGACAGTAGTATTTCACAATGCGAAGTTCGACTTACAATGGTTTATTTACCATTTTAATTTTGAGTTTCCAAACTTCGAAGATACAATGCTTATGCATTATATGTTTGACGAGAACCCTGGTACACATGGACTTAAACAACTAGCAATGAAGCATACTCCTTTCGGGGATTATGAGAAACCGCTAGAAGATTGGAGTGCAGAGTACAGGCGTTCACATGGCATACTAAAGGAAGCCTTTAGTTATGACCTAATCCCTTTTGATATAATGAAAGACTATGCAGCTATGGACACAGTCGTAACATTTGCATTGTATCAAAAGATGAGGCCAGCAATTGAGAAGAACAAGAAACTCTTATGGGTTTATGAGAATATTCTACTCGAAGGCTGTAACTTCTTAAGACAAGTTGAAAACAATGGAGTGCCTTTCGACCGTGAGCGACTAGAGTTTGCTCAGGGTGTAATGCAGGAAGATATAACTCAAGCAGTTGCCGAGTTATACGAGTTTCCTGAAGTGAGACAGTTTGAGAAAGCACAGGGTAAAGATTTTAACCCAAACTCCACAGTACAACTTCGATCCCTTTTATTTGATTATATCAATCTAACCCCAACGGGTAAGAAAACTGGAACAGGTGCCCATAGCACAGATGCAGAAGTCTTAGGACAACTTGCAGATGATCACGCCGTTCCTAAACATATCCTAGAGATAAGACAAAAGAATAAGATTAAGACTACATATCTTGATAAAATTATACCAAATCTTGATAGAGATTCTAGATTGCGTACTGGGTTTAACTTACACAGTACAACTTCTGGTCGTCTATCTTCTAGTGGTAAACTGAATATGCAACAGTTACCTAGGGATAATCCCACGGTTAAAGGTTGCATTAAAGCAAAAGAAGGGCACAAAATCGTCTCTATGGACTTAACAACGGCAGAAGTGTATGTTGCCGCAGTTTTGGCGAAAGACGTAGGACTGCAACAGGTATTCAAAGATGGAGGCAACTTCCATTCGAGTATCGCAAAGCAAGTCTTTAATCTACCATGCGATGTTGCGCAAGTCGATGAACTATACGGAGACAAGCGTCAACAGGCGAAAGCTGTTACATTTGGTATTATGTACGGTGCAGGCCCAGCTAAGATTTCATGGCAGGTTACGAAGGACTCTGGTTCGGAGTTCTCAATGCAAGATGCTCAGAGAGTTATCGCGGATTATTTCCAATCATTCCCCAATCTTAAGAAATGGTTAGATGATTGCGGTGCGTATATTCGTGCCAATGCTTTCATTTATTCAGAGTTTGGAAGGAAGCGTCGTCTTCCTAATGCCAAGTCAAAAGACAAAGGTATTGCGTCTCACGAAGTAAGAAGCGGAATTAACTTTCTAGTACAGTCCGTCGCATCGGACATAAACCTATTGGGTGCGATAGACATGCAACACTACATCAATAGAAATGGAATGAACTCCAAGATATTTGGGCTAGTGCACGATTCAATTCTTGCAGAAGTGCCTGAAGATGAAATGGAGGTCTATTGTGAGAACCTGAGATTCTACGTTCAAAAAGACCGTGGGCTCTCTATACCCGGCACTCCAGTTGGTTGTGACTTTGAAATAGGTGACGATTACAGCTTTGAGAAATGGGATAAATTTTATAAATAATGAAATATGTAAAAGCAACGGCAGGTTGCATTTATCAAAAATTAAGAGTTAACAGACATGATATCTATATGGATCGGCATACAGCAGATGATATATTTATGGCGGTGTTAATGGTCTTAGTACTTGGGACAATGTGGCTGAGCCTTATTCAACTATAGAGATGAAAAATATGTTTAAAGGAAAACGCGTAGGCGTAACAGGACACACTAGCGGTATCGGTAAAGAGATTTATGAGTATTGTATGCACCACGGTGCAGATGTGAGGGGATATAGCAGGTCTAATGGCTTCAATATGAAGGATAGGGAAGGTGATCATATCATCAATGACCTATTACGTTGGGACTGTGATATATTTTTTAACCATGCGTGGTACCCGCGAGTACAAGGTAAACTATTAAAGATTCTCTATAAACAATGGGAAAAGAAAGAGAAGATAATCATTAACACAGGCTCTGCAAGCGCGTATTACGCAGTAGGTGCCAGCATCTATGAAAGTGACAAAGCTGAGTTAAGAGACTTCTGTATTGCGAGAGCAATACAATATCCCCACGCTAACAAATGTCGAATACACAATGTTAGTATGGGTTGGACTAATAGTAGATATCTGACGAACGTAGAAGATGAAAAGTACTGGATTGACCCGTACGAAGCTGCTCTCGTTCTTATGAATCTAGCCCAACCACAAAATTACATGATGACGGAAGTCTTATGTAATAGTATGTATAAACCGATGGAAGACATGATTAAATTAAAAGACGTTGCAACCGCTAACGTAGTCATGGATTTACAGAAGTAATGTTCGGTTTCAAAGTCTTTAAGAAGTTAGCAACTGACGAAGAGTGCCAACACATTATCGATTCTAGTGATAGAAAAGATGATGACTATCTACAAAACAGGTGGGAAGTCAAAAAATTTGATATCCCACAGTCGCTAACTGACAAAGCCCAAAAGTGCCTAGGCAATGAGAAGATTATTGCGTCTAGAGTGCAGACTTATTTCCCAGGAAATAGCTTTGCTCCACATAGAGACGCTATATGGTACTCGATACCTGAGCATGGAAGTGCAAAAGAAGTATATAAACGAGACAGAAATTTAAGTATGTCTATAGTACTAAATGATGACTTCAGAGGTGGAGACTTATATATTGCAGGGAAAAATACACATCTTCAAAAAGGAGATGGAGTAATGTTCTCTGCAATGGCATTACACTGGGTAACTGGTATATTGTCTGGTTGCAGAATGAGTGTCGCCGTTTGGAGTGGCACATGGGACTTTAAACCAATAACCAAGGAAAAAGAGATGGAAATATCAGCCATTCAAGATAAAGGGGATCTAGCACATGGATAGACCTAAGAATCAACCTAAAACAATTGTTAGCAAAATAGAAAATGCTATTTTGAAAACCAGTCAGGAAATGGCAGCAGCCATTATGAAAAACCCTGAAGTTAATACATACATGCCTGTATCGGCAGGGATTGAGTCAACAGCAGCTTTAATATATGCTGTAAGAGACCCCGATCTCAAACCTTTTTGTGTACATTGGTATGAACAACGCTATGGTCTGTTCGCAGATGCAATGGCGTTTTATACACAAAAACAAGCAGAATACTTTAACTTACCATATGGTAACGACAAGTCTATGCTTTCCATGTTACCCCATACCAAGGAAGTCCCGATAATTGTATCGGGACTCTCCTCTTTTATGTCAATGGCTTTAGCACAGCCAGGCGGTATTAAATTTAAGTGGTTTATGATGGGTGCAAACGCAGAAGATGATATGCGTATGCGCTTACAATTTAGAGAGTATAGAAAAATCATGGCAACGTATGCTAGTGATGTACTAGACGGCTCTGGAGTAGATATACGAAAAGTTATCGAAGATATACCACAAGTGCTCAACCCCCTAGACTTTTTAACAAAGTCTGAAATGTATGCTTTAATTATTAGAGAAGAGCCTGCCTTATTAGATACTATATGGAGCTGTATTGTTCCCAAAGGTACACTAAAAGACAAACAAGGCAAGATTACAGGATATGTTCCATGCGGGGAGTGTTTCAAGTGTCATGAGCTTCAACAAGCAAAGAAAACAGCAGCTGACGCGGTATTTAGGTACCAAGAAGGCATTAAATACTTTAGTACAATTTTGAAGGATATGACGTAATGAGAAACCTTGTTGGGGAACACATATACGAAAGTGGCTATAGAAAAGTAGCCTGTCATTATGACGAGATGACAAAAGACGAGTATACTACAATGATACGAAATAGAGTACAAAACTTTGTAGTACAAAATAAACGAATTATGAACCCAGTTGATAAACTGGACGCTTTCTCATACTTTCTTTGGATAGAGAATCCAGAGGGAGAAATGGTAGCTTGCATTAGGATTCAACCTAATGAGATTTCTTACATTACAGACCCAGTAAGAAAATACTGTATATGGGATAGAGCGTGGATAACTGATCCTACAGTTTCATTGTTTCCAGTACCCGAGTTCTCAGACGCAAATGCGTATATTTGGACTCCAGATTGGATAGCAAGAATAACTGGTTGTTCTAATTCTACAATGGACATGTACGAAGACACTCACTCAATATTGATGTTCTTCCAAAAATACATGCCAGGATTGAGATACATTGAAAGTAAGCCCGATGAGTGGGGTTACGACGGATTTACGTGGGTCTACGAAAGTATGCCCTTAGAGGAAGCTGCCCCTATTATAAGGAAATATATTGAATCGAAAGATGAATCGCTCGTTGCAACAAAGGCACCGAAGACAGCGTAGAATATGGTCTATGCAAAACAATAACAAAGATGAGTACTTAATAACCGACAAAGATGATTTAGAATATCCTCTTTACGTTATACATAGTGATAATGTTGACCTAGTAGATGGTATATTATGGCTAGACGATCAAGTACTTGATGATAGAAATATGGTTGGAAATAGCCTAGGTAGACGAAGGCTTCAGAGTCCAATGAATAGTTTATATAATCTAAAGTATCAAATTGAAGATATTAGAGGTCTAATGAAACATAGGCAAAAAACTTTTATTGATACCAATGGTAATATATTTAACTATGAAAAAACAGATACAGTACAGATTAAGTATCACAAGATTAAAAAAAGAGAAAAGAAAGAAGTTGCAACAGTATTGTGGCTAAAAGGTTGCCCATTTCCTTTCTCAGAAAAACGACCACCCGCAGACGAAATAACATGGGCGGGCGTTATGTATAAGAATGGTATTCCCTGGCACATCTATGATTTTGCCGAAGAAGAAAAGAAAGCCACATGGAGAAAAATATGAATATAGAAATTTTTGGAAAAACAAACTGTACTTACTGCGATAAAGCTAAGTTTGTAGCTCAGGCTTTTATACAGGAAACAAAGCATACATATGAGTATAAACAGTTAGGAACTGATTTTGATATGCAATTTGTTGCAGAAAACTTTCCTACTGCTAGAACATTTCCACAAATTAGAATTGATGGAGAAAACATAGGCGGGTATACAGAGTTTGAGGAGAAAATTAGTGGACTTAGATAAAATAATAGAAAAGATGCAAAAAGGTATAGTCTTACTAGAGTATACGAGTTTAATCTCAGGGACACAAAAACATAGAGAAATGACTCTGTGTCCTGCTTTTATTCCAGATGGTAAAAGAATAGTTAACTCTGATAAATGGAAACAAAGTCAAAATAGCAAACTTATTTGTTTTGATTTAGAGTTCCAAAACTGGGACGATATAGACAAAGACACTATTACCAGTTGGAAGCTATTAGAGAAAGAAAAGAACTTTAAGAAAATACAAGCATCACTTACGGACTTAAACCACGATGGCGAAATCGATAACGATTAAAAACTTTTTACCTGAGTACAAATTAGAATGGTTGAGAAATTATTCTGAAATGGCTATTAGTAACCCTTCTATGCAGGTAAGTTTTGTCGATAATGGAAAACAAAAGCGAGTAGATAGACTATATTACTCTTTAAATACTCCATTATGGGTATTTCAAGAAATTAGACTACAAGCGGAAAAACAATTTCCAGAGTTCGCCCCATTAACATTTAGACCTGATTCGTATGGTCATATAATGCACTATAAAGAGCCAGGCGATGGATTGAAGTGGCATAAAGATCAAAACTTAGGTCGAGTATCTGGTAGTCTCAGTTTGACACCTGATGAGAAGCATGACGGAGGAGACTTAGAAATAGAAAATATGAAAATAGATAGTTCATATAATACTCTAAATCTATATAGTTATGACACAAGACATAGAGTTTCAGATTTAAATTATGGAGAAAAAATGAGTTTAGTATTATGGTTGCCCCAAGTAGGGCAAAAAGTGTCAGGTCAAGATATATTATGGAAGTATGAATAATGTGCGGATTTATAGGAACAACTAATCATGCTATAGGTGAGCTAATGCTTAGTAAACAAGCACACCGTGGCCCTGATGCGTCTACCTTTTGGGAAGATGAAACTTTTAAGTTTGGACACGCTTTACTTGATATCACAGGAGCGGGACAAACACAACCAGTAATTACCCCCAAAGGTAATATTTTGCTTTTTAATGGCGAAATGTATGACGCTAGAGAGCAAAATGATACGGTTTGGTTAGGCAAAATGCTAGATAAGTATGGAACTCCTGTCTTAGAGTGGACAGACTGGCACGGTTCAGTTGCTTATTATAACCCCAATAATGGTTTATTAACATTAGTTAGAGACCAGTTTGGCACTAAACCACTATGGTGGAAACATGATGGTAAGCATTTTGAGTTTAGTACTAGTTGTAAGTCTTTTTTAGATAAAGAAATGCAAGACGATAAAATGTACAATTTTGGGTCTATTGGAGACGAGTGCATATGGAAGAACACCCATAAAGTAGAGCCAGGTGGAATATTACAATTCAATACAAGAAAAAAGTTTAAGCTTACTAGAAGCAATCTTTGGAATTATATAATTATTCGTAAAGAAAAGTTTGATAGAGAAGAATTTATACATAAAACTAAAGAATCTATTTTAAAAGTAGCAAACTATGGGAACAGTAACAATAAACACGCAATATTTCTGAGTGGCGGGTTCGATAGCCAATTAGTAGCTAGTATATGCCGTGAGAGTACAAAAGATATCACGCTTTTCACTTGCGGTTATACAAACGAAAAAGGAAATACCCACGAACATTGGGGATTTCAAGATGAAAGTAAAATGGCTCTAAAGAGTGGAGAATTATGGGGCAGAGAAGTAGTAAAAGTAGACATAGGTAGAGACGAAAGAATCGCACTAGGTAAAACTTGGCTTGCTGGTACCCATTACGCTTGGTCAGACCATAACAGGCAAGGCCCAAGGTACAAACTTGCAGAAGCAGCAGCTAAACATGGCTGTAAAGTAGTATTGACAGGAGATAGTGGAGATGAGTTGTTTTCAGGATACTTACATCATGACAAACGATTCGATCCAAAGTACTGTTTAGATATGTGTTACAGAGCTAGAGAGTGGCGATGGTTTCCGAGAGATATACTACAGTACTCTGACCCTATGGCACAGACATTATTTATTGACTTGCTTACTACATCAGAGCAAAATATTCTTGCAACAGACCAAACAGTTGGTCTATTTGGTATGGAAGCTAGGATTCCATTACTTACTCAAAGATACGTTCAATATAATTTAACTTTACCTACAGGTACTCGTTTTAAACAACTACCAGGCCTAGAACTTGGTACTACTAAGTATCTAATGAGAGAAGTTATGAAAGATTATTTACCGCAACACGTTATAGAGCGTAAACAAAAAACAGGGTGGAGTTCTCCATGGGATAATAACCACCCCCAGCAAAGTAGACGTTGGAGAATGGAAGATTTAGAGTTACTTAAAAGACTAGGTCGATGAAGGCGGTCATAAGTAACAGAATCCAAATACAAGGAGATGCTAGATTCCTTGGTTTGCTCGAACAAGAACTAACATATAGCTTGCCGCCTCGTATGCCGCAAGACCCACCTATGATAATCAAAACAATTAGACCTTTAAGAGAAGGTTTAGTTTCTATACCAGTCGGAAGATTGGACTTAATCCCAGAGGAGTATGAAATTATCGATAAGCGCATAACAGCGCCGACGCACTTTCCTGAGTTCAAGTTCAAGTTACGTGAATCCCAGCAGGTGGTTTACGACGCAGTAGATGACAACAGTATAATTAACGCTTGGGTAAGTTGGGGAAAGACTTTTACAGGTCTTTCTATAGCTGCTAAGCTTGGTCAGAAAACACTCGTAGTAACACATACTACAAACCTACGTAATCAGTGGGAAAAGGAGGTGCAGAAATGCTTTGGAATAAAGGCAGGGAGAATCGGGAGCGGGGAGTTCAACACTTCGTCCCCAATAGTAGTAGGGAACATTCAGAGTTTATACCGCAGGATAGACGAGATAAAACATTTGTTCGGGACAGTAATTTTAGACGAGATGCACCACGTTTCGTCCCCGACGTTCACCCGAATAGTAGACGAAATGCCTTCGAGATTCAAGATAGGACTGACAGGGACACTAGAGAGGAAGGACGGCAGACACGTTGTATTCAGGGATTACTTTGGTCAGAGCGTACATAAGCCGCCAAAAGAAAATTATATGACTCCAGAGATAGATGTCATAAAATCCGAAGTAAGATTCCTTGACGGAAGCTTTACTCCTTGGGCAGAAAGAATCAACCATCTAGCAAACAACGAAGAATATGTACATAGTATTGCTCTGATTGCGTCAACATATGCAGCGGAAGGGCATAAGGTACTAGTAGTATCGGATAGAGTCGCATTTCTTAAAGTCTGTCAACGATTAGTCGGTGAAAATTCAGTTTGCATAACTGGGGATATGGATTTTTCAGAAAGAGAAGATACTATGAGGAGAGTGGGAGCAGATAAGAATATTTTGTTTGGTACGCAATCCATTTTCTCCGAAGGAATTTCCTTAGACGTGCTTAGTTGTTTAGTACTTGCTACCCCAGTAAATAATGAACCCCTTCTCACACAGTTAATTGGTAGAGTTATTCGTCTTAAAGAGGGCAAAATACAGCCAAAAATTGTAGATATCCACTTAAAAGGTAAGACGGCTAGTAGACAGGCTAACGCACGAATGGGATATTATGTGAAACAAGATTATAAGATAAACATTAAGTAACAGAAACTTTATTTGAATTAAATACATGAAAAAAATAGTTCTTGACAACCCCTCAAAAAATTGGTATAATATATGATATATTTTGACTGGAAGAAGATTTTAGAAACGAGTAACGGCAACGTTGCTGACATAATCACTATCTTAAGGATTATAACTTTTAAGATTACCCCAAAGAATTATTATGATAAGACCTTTAGGTTTTACGAAAAAAATTTTCATGGTAGCTCCTTTCTGCTTAACGCAAAAGAGTTACTTGAAAGAGGACGTAGCTTTAGTGATAAAGAAGTTGCGGAGTATGTAGGTGTTGCATCATTCCGAAACTACTATGAGTACGTTAAAACAAAAGACACCACACTAGATCTCATCTACTGTCAAGTAAGTGAGAACACTATTAACCAAAACAGACTGCTCGATATTAGAGATGGAAGGATTCATTTCAAATACGAGGAGACATTATAAGGAGAATTATTATGGCTATTGGCTTTAATACCACAAAGGGCTCTGCCCAAAAATCCAAGATTGAAACATACAATTTTGGTAACAAAGAAGATCATCACATCAGGCTAGTTGGTGATCTACTACCTAGATACGTTTATTGGATCAAAGGAGAGAATAACAAGAACATTCCTATGGAGTGTTTATCTTTCGATAGAAATTCAGAAACGTTTAACAATGTCGAGCATGACCATGTTCGAGATTTCTACCCTGACTTAAAATGCGGTTGGGCTTATGCAGTCCAGGGCATCGACTACTCTGATAAAAGTATCAAAGTGGTTAATTTAAAAAGGAAACTTTTTGACCAGATTTTAGTAGCAATGGAAGACATTGGCAACCCTACTGATAACGAAACTGGTTGGGATATTTACTTCAAGAGATTGAAGACTGGCCCACAAGTGTTTAATGTTGAGTATCAACTACAAATGCTTAAATGTAAACCACGTGCATTGGAAGATTGGGAACTAGAATTAGTTGCTGATCTTAAATCAATGGACGACGTATTGCCTAGACCTACACCTGACGCTCAATTAGAGTTGTTGAAGAAAGTTCAAGGCGCAGAATCTAATGAATCCGTAGATGAGGAGTTTGACGTATCATGATTGGAGTAGGAGAAAAATTTCCCGCGTTTTCACTTAACGGTGTAGACGAGGACAACGAATTTGTTGTAGCTAGTGTAACAGAGACTTACGAGCCTCTGAAACACGATTGGAGCGTAATTTATTTCTACCCTAAAGATTTTACTTTTATCTGTCCGACTGAAATTCAGGCGATGGATACATTAGTAGACCATGCAAATGTCATAGGAATTAGCGGAGATAATGAATTTTGTAAGTTAGCTTGGAAACAAAGTAATGAATTGATAGGTAATATCAGACATACTTTAGCTGCTGATACAGGATTATTTTTAACAGAAGCACTAGGAATTATGGACGAAGATGAAGGAGTATGCTTACGAGCTACTTATATCATTGATGCCGATAATTTTGTCCAGCATGTATCAGTAAATGCACTAGATACAGGAAGGAATGCAAATGAAGTTCTTAGAACTCTAGAAGCACTTCAAGCTGGTGGACTTACAGGTTGTGAATGGCAACCTGGGGACGACTTCGTAGTATGATTCTATTCACAGCGGACTGGCACATTAAACTTGGACAAAAGAACGTACCTGTAGATTGGGCAATCAATCGATATCAGATGTTTTTTAATCAAGTTACTGAGCTAGAGAAAGACTGTGAATTGCATATCATTGGCGGGGACTTGTTTGATCGAGTCCCCTCAATGGACGAACTTACTCTATACTTTGATTTTATCAGAGGAGTAACAATTCCTACTATTATTTATGACGGAAATCATGAAGCTACTAGGAAGAACAAGACTTTCTTTACTAATCTAAAGAAAGCAACTTCAGATGTGAATGGATTGGTCGAGGTAATCGATACTACTTATGTAGAAGATGATTGGGCAATCCTTCCATATGCTGATTTACATAGGAAAGGTAGTATAGAATCGATTGATGCAGATATATTATTTACGCACGTTCGAGGAGAAATACCACCCCATGTAATGCCTGAAGTAGAATTAGAAAGATTTGATAGATACAAGATTGTATTTGCTGGAGATTTACATGCACACGAGAATACTCAAAGAAACATAGTATACCCCGGCAGTCCTATGACTACATCATTTCATAGAAACAGAGTAAAGACAGGTGCTTTACTTATTGATGATGATTGGTCTTGGACATGGCACGAACTTGATTTACCACAGCTAATCAGAAAGACAGTAACAGACCCTAATGAAATGGTAGGTACTGACTTTGACCATACCATCTACGAGTTAGAAGGTGATGTGCAAGATTTAGCAAAAATAAAGAACTCAGACCTACTAGACAAGAAAGTTGTAAAACGACAAGTAGAAGCTACTTTGTCTCTTACCTCTGATATGTCTATGGGCGACGAATTAGTTGTATATCTACAAGATATACTGAGTTTAGATGAAGATAAAATTAAAGCAATTATAGGAGTGTACAATGATTATTCTACAGAAGTTAACTTGGGATAACTGTTTCTCCTATGGTACAGGCAACGAAGTCAATCTAGCAGATGCTACACTGACGCAGCTGATTGGGACAAATGGTGTAGGTAAATCATCTATACCCCTAATCTTAGAAGAGGTCTTGTTTAACAAGAATAGTAAAAATGTCAAAAAAGCAGATATTGCGAACCGTTATATTAACAGTGGTTACGATATTAGCCTTGACTTTTCTGTTGATGCCGATAATTATACGATTGAGGTACATCGCAGGGCTACCCTAAAATGTAAACTCACAAAAAACGGCGAAGATATAAGTAGTCATACGGCTAGTAATACCTATAAAACCTTGGGAGAGATATTAGGTATTGACTTCAAAACCTTTACTCAGCTTGTTTATCAGAATACAAATACAAGTTTACAGTTTTTAACTGCAACAGATACTAATAGGAAGAAATTCCTAATTGATTTATTAAAACTTGATGATTATGTTGCTTTCTTTGAAACATTCAAAGAAGGTGTAAGAGTCGCAACACAGGAAGTTACAGCACTAACTGCGAAAACTGAAACAATAGTTAAATGGTTAAATGACAACAAATTGGAGACTATAGATGTACTCTCCAAAGTGAATTTACCAAAAATCTCGGAAAGAGATGAAGAAACTTTACGTCAGTTACAAGTAGACTTTGAAAATATCTCCGAAAAAAATAAAAAAATCAACGAGAATAATTTTCTTGTTGACCAGTTAAAGTTACTAGATATTGGTAAACTAAGAGCTGATTTACAAACGCACCCGGAGATTGTAGAAACTAAAGAACTTACTGGCGCTATAGGTGCTTGGCGTTCAGAACTTGCACACGAAGTTCGTATGCGAGATAAGTATGAAAACTTAAAAAATGCTGAAGATCAGGAGTGTCCTACCTGTGACCAGCCAGTAGACCTTGCTTTTATAGAAGGTAGGTACACAGAACATAACGAAAGAGCACAAAGTTGCACTAAGTTTATGAAAGCAGAACAGGACAAGCTAGAGAAAGCAGAGTATGAAAATGAAATACATAGGAAAGCAGCCAAAGGAATCAGAGAGTGGGAAAGAATCTTCTCCTCTATTGACTCCTCGCTTACAACGACAGTTAGCGATCCAGAAGCAGTCAAGGGGCGTATTCAAGAACTTAGGAATAAAGTTAAGGAAGCTCGTGCAGAGCTGGAGGAAGTAATTACCGAGAATGAAAAGAGAGAAAGACACAATACAAGAATTGAGATTATACAAGAACAAACTACTCAGTTTGAAAAAGAGCTTGATAACATTATCAGCAAGCTCAGCAGTATTGAAGATAAACTTTCAATTCTCGAAATACTTAAAAAGGCATTTAGTACAAATGGACTTCTCGCTTATAAAATCGAATCCCTCGTCAAAGAACTAGAGATGCTCACTAATGAGTACCTCGCCGAGTTTAGTGACGGTAGATTCAGTATAAATTTTGTAGTAGAGAATGATAAACTAAACGTAGAGGTTACTGATACTGGTAAACTCATAGACATACTAGCGTTATCTAGTGGTGAACTCGCAAGAGTAAATATTGCGACATTAGTTGCAATACGAAAACTAATGACATCTATTAGTAGAAGTCAAATCAATGTGCTGTTCCTCGATGAGGTAAACCAAGCACTTGATGAACAAGGAAAAGAGAAGATCGTAGAGATTCTCTTAAAAGAAGAAAACTTAAACACATATCTAGTATCGCATGGTTGGACACACCCACTATTAGCGAAAATAGAAATTGTAAAGGAAGATAACATATCTCATTTAGAATAATATGAAAAATGGAGACACCTTTTGGTTACACATATGCCCTTACAAAACTGAGTTTAGAGAGTACATTCCAGTAGGAGTGACTTGTAAAACTTGTGATTGGGAAGAGCTTGATGACCATGAAAAGAATATAATAAGACAACAAGAACACAGAGAAAGAATGGAGCAAGATTATGACTACTAGTATACAAATAGCACTACGCGCAATAGAAGACCAACTACAACAAGATCGGGGTACAATTGTACCTGGCATGGACTTGATTGCTGATTGTGGTGCGGATAGTTTGGATATGGTAGAGATTGTGATGCAATTGGAGGAACAACTAGATATAGAAATTCCTGATGATGCACTCGCAGATCTAAAACTCCACGACGTAGATAACTTAATTAAATACATCGAAACTCTCTAGTGGTTAACAGTAGACAGAAAGGTCATAAGGCCGAACTACTTGTCGCCAATATGTTGGAGCGTCACACCCAGTTACCATTTGAACAAACCCCAGGGTCTGGAAGTGGTAAAATTAAGGGTGACTTATGGTTAAAACACCAAAAGAATGTATATCTTATAGAAGTAAAATTTTACAAAGATGATGCTATCTCTACTAAAGTTTTCACAAACAAAAGTAATAATTTTGTGCAATGGTGGGCTAAGACTTGTCAACAAGCTGAAGATAATAACCTTCAGCCTTTGTTGTTTTTCAAAGCCAACCATGCACAATTTTTTGTATCAACAAAACAAAAGCCAAAGAACATAGACTATATGTATATATCTTTCCTAGATGCATACGTATGTTTAGCGGAACGATGGCTTGATAAAGAAAAACAGGAATGGACACATGGCAATAGAGTTTACGAGCCTTGGAAAGCCGCCGACTCCTAACGGTAATTTGTTAGTAGTTGACGGACTCAACTTGGCGTTCAGATGGAAACATCAAAAGAAAGAGTTCTTCAAAGTAGAATATCTCAGGACTATAGAAAGTCTTGCAAAATCCTACGGTTGTGGCAGTATTGTAGTATTAGGGGACGGTGGTAGTGACTACCGTAAGTCTATTGACCCCGAGTACAAAGCTAACAGAAGAGAAAGGTATTCCGACCAAACGGAAGAAGAAAGACTTGAATTTGAACAATTCTTAGGAGAGTTTCAAAAAACAATAGATTTATGCAAAGAAAAAGGTTATCTCACTATTAAGTATAAAGGTGTAGAAGCTGATGACATTGCAGCGGTTATCTCTCAAAACAGAGAAGATTTAGGTATAGACGATATCTGGCTAGTAAGTTCAGATAAAGACTGGGATCTTTTGGTAGATGGGAACATATCACGGTTCTCTACCGTAACAAGAAAAGAGACAACATTAGGTAATTGGGACGAGCATTACGACTTTCACCCAGATAAGTATTTGACATTCAAGTGCTTAACTGGAGATAAAGGAGATAACGTCCCAGGAGTAACAGGAATTGGCCCTAAGAGAGCTTCGTCTCTCATAGCAGAACATGGCGACGTATTTGATATAATGTCATCACTTCCGATAGATAGCAGGTATAAATTCATGCAGAACTTAAACGAGTTCGGTGCTGATAACCTTGCTAAAAATATTGAGTTGATGGACTTATCATACGACCCAGACGCACAAGTACTAGGGCATGAGAAAGATATTATAGGATTAGTAAAAAATTATGTCAGTTAAATTAGATTTTAGTAAAGATAGTCTTTTAGACGAGTTTGCAATAACAACTCTAAAAGATAGGTACATGGTACCTGGTGAGGATTCACCACAAGAAGCATTTGCTAGGGCTGCTATGGCCTTTTCAGATGATGAAGATCATGCACAGAGACTGTATGATTATGTTAGTAAGCTATGGTTTATGTTCTCGACGCCTGTTCTATCTAACGGTGGAACTACTCGTGGATTACCTATTAGTTGTTTTTTAAATTATGTAGACGACAGCCGAGAGGGCATTACAGACCATTATGTAGAGAATGCATTTCTATCATCTTTTGGTGGTGGAATAGGTGGACACTGGTCTGATGTTCGTGCGCAAGGTACAAAAACTTCAAAAGGCTCAGAGAGTACTGGAGTGATACCTTTTGTCAAGGTTGTTGATGCGGAAATGTTAGCATTTTCACAAGGAGTAACAAGAAGGGGTAGTTACGCCGCATATTTACATATGTCTCACCCCGAAATAGAGGAGTTTTTAGATGTACGAAAACCTACGGGTGGTGACACTAATCGCAAATCTACTAATCTACATCACGGTGTGGTGGTTCCTGATGGATTCATGGAGCTCATACACGCCGCAAGTAAATATCCTGATTTTGATGACAGCTGGGATCTGGTCGATCCACACACTAAACAAGTCAGACGAACAGTAAGTGCTCGTGCTTTGTGGGTAAAACTCCTACAAAATAGAATGGAAACAGGCGAGCCATACGTGATGTTTGAAGACGCAGTTAACTCTGAGTTACCTGCGTTCCAAAAAGATAAAGGATTAGAAGTACACCATTCAAACTTATGTAGTGAGATTACTCTTGCTACAAATGATGAAAGAACTGCGGTGTGTTGTTTGTCGTCTGTGAATCTAGAATACTATGATGAATGGAGCAAACACCCCGCATTCATTCCAGACTTAATTAGAATGTTAGACAACGTTCTTGAGGACTTTATTAAAAGAGCTCCTCCACAATTACATAGAGCTGCTTTTAGCGCTATGCGTGAAAGAAGTCTTGGATTAGGCGCAATGGGATTCCATGCCTATTTACAAAAACAGAATATCCCATTTGAATCATTAGGGGCGCAGAGTATGAATCAGACTATATTTGCAAAAATTAGAGCAGATGCTGATAAAACTACTAGAAAGCTAGCCCAAGAGAAAGGCGCTTGTCCTGATGATGATACTTGTACAGTTCGTAATGCACATTTAATTGCTATTGCTCCAAATGCGAGTTCTAGTATTATTTGTGGTAATACAAGTCCAAGTATCGAACCTTTTCGTGCCAATGCTTTTACACAGAAAACTAAGTCAGGAAGTAATTTGTTAAAAAACAAGTTCTTAATTGACGTTCTTCAAAAGCATGGACAAGATACTGATGATGTTTGGAAAAGTATCATTACGAATAGAGGTAGTTGTCAGCATTTAAATTTTTTAACTGACCACGAAAAAGATGTGTTTAAAACCGCAGTAGAATTAAATCAAGCATGGTTAATAGAACATGCTGCAGAAAGACAAGAGTATATCTGTCAGTCTCAGTCATTAAATCTATTTTTCCCGCCTGATGTAAACAAAGGTGATTTACACAATGCTCATATGCTAGCATGGGCAAAGAATTTGAAAACGCTTTACTATTTACGTAGTGAGGCAATCAGTAGAGCAGACAATGTAACTAATGAAGCAAAGAGAGAAATTATCTTTGAACAGGAAGACTGTCTAAGTTGTGAAGGATAAACATGAGTAATTTATTAAAAGAAAGAGAATATTATAAACCTTTCCAGTACCCGTGGGCATTTGAGAACTATAAAAAGCAACAGCAGATGCATTGGTTGCCTGAGGAAGTGCCGTTACAAGACGATATAAAGGATTATAGAGAAAAATTAAGTGAAGGCGAGAGGACATTGCTAGACAATATCTTTAAGTTTTTTACACAAGCAGATGTAGATGTATGTGGAGGCTACGCCCACCACTACTTGCCTACATTTAAACAACCAGAAGTAAGAATGATGCTTGTTGCGTATGCTGCTATGGAAGCAGTACACCAAGAAGCATATTCCCTTTTACTAGAAACTTTAGGTAAGTCAGACGACATGTACCAAGAGTTTTTTGACATCAATGCTATGATGGAGAAACATGAGTACTTACAAGACTTTAGTATGAAAACTCCATATGATATGGCAAAGACAATGGCAGTATATAGTGCATTTACAGAAGGAGTACAGTTATTTAGTAGCTTTGCGATTCTTCTCAACTACCCTAGACATAACTTAATGAAAGGAATGGGACAGATTGTTACATGGAGTATTCGTGATGAATCACTACATGTTGAAGGTTTGTCAAAACTATTCAGAACTTTTATGCAGGAGAACCCTGAGTTATGGACTGATAAGTTAAAGTATGAAATCTATTGTGCTGCTGAGAAAACAGTAGAGTTAGAAGATAACTTTATTGACATTTGTTTTGATAAAGCAGATGTACCTGATTTAACTGCAAAAGAAGTCAAGGAATATATTAGGTATATTGCTGACAGAAGGCTACTAGGTATCGGTATGAAGAAAATATTTCATAGTACAGAGAACCCCTTACCGTGGATTGACATGCAAGTTAACGCAGTTGAGCATACCAACTTTTTTGAAAACCGTGCTACCGAGTATGCTAAGGCGAGTACACAAGGAAATTGGCAGGATATATTTAAATGAGCGAAATACCAACAATTACAATTGACGATAAAGAGTATGTAATCGACCAACTAAGTGATGAGCATAGAAACGTAATTAACCACGTTACTATTGCAGATCAAGAAATTGCAAGACTACAAACTACTATTGCGATTTTGACTACAGGCAGACAAGCATACATCAATCAATTAGGCGAAGAGCTTGATGTGAAAGAAGAAGGTTTTACACCTGAGTTAGTTAATAATAGTAATACCTAATGAAGATATTCATAGGTTACGAAGAGAACCACCCCGAAATGTATGATGTGTGTAAGGCGAGTATCGAAAGATTCTCTAAATTACACACTATTCGTCCGTTAAGAAAAACGGCACTACAAGATACAGGGGTGTATTCTCGTCCATACCAAGGCGAAGCAACAGATTTTGCCTTCACTAGATTTCTAGTACCATACTTAGCCGATTATAGTGGGTGGGCTTTGTTTTGTGACGGAGATTTTTTATGGAGAAGTGACCCAGCTGAGTTAGAACAATATGAAGATGGAGAACATGATGTCTTCGTAGTTAAACACCCCGAACTAATAACAAGTACTAAAGTAAAAATGGACGGTAAAGTAAACCGTCCTTACCCGTACAAATACTGGTCATCTCTAATGTACATCAACTGTGATGAAATGGAGATAGACCCTGAATATGTAAATGAAGCCCCAGCGGGTGATTTACATGGTTTCAAATGGGCAGATAACATAGGAAGTTTGCCCGCAACTTATAACAATATGGTAGGTTACTACGACATCTATCAACCTAGTGCTGTACACTTTACAGACGGCGGCCCTTGGTTGAAAGGTTATGAAGATGTACCCTACGCAAATGAATGGAGAGCAGTCCTTGAAGAAACACGACGATCAGCATAGCTTTTTAGAACATAGAAGAAGTCAAGAAGCTGCCCACCATAAAAAACTATCTAATGAACCACTAAACCCAATCAATTCGATACTTACAGTCGAAGTAAATACTACCGAACTTTGTAATCGAACTTGTGTGTTTTGTCCGAGACATGACCCTGAAGTTTTTGGGAACAGAAACTTACATATGACTCCGAAAGGAGCATCAAGGATAGCTAAGGAACTTGCACGTAATGACTATCGTGGGAAGATCTCTCTTAGCGGTTTTGGAGAAAATTTACTTAATCCACAGTTTAGGGAAGTAGTTAAAAGTTTTAGAACACATCTTCATTCCAACATAATCGAGTGCAATACTAATGGGGATAAATTATCGCCTGAGTATGCGAGTGACCTTTTTGAGAATGGTTTGTCCTTGTTATACATTAACCTTTATGATGGAGCGCATCAAGCGTATACATTTGATAAGATTATGCAGGACATTCCAGCAGACAGGTACAAGTATAGAATGCACTGGAGTATGAAGGATCATGGTCTTATTTTAAATAATAGGAGCGGCACTATCGATTGGCTCGGTATAGACGAAAGCGATATAGAATCTTTGCAAGGAAAGCCATGTCATTATCCATTCTACAAAATGTTTGTGGATTGGAATGGAGACGTTCTCTTTTGCTCTAATGATTGGGGCAGAGAACATATAGTAGGAAATCTACTAAACGACAGTTTAATGAACGTCTGGTTTGGTAAACCAATGAAAAAAATCAGACGTAAGTTAGCAAAAGGAGATAGAAGTATGTCTCCGTGTAACGGGTGTTCCGTAGATGGAACACTATTTGGAAAGGAATCATTCGAGATGATACAAACATATGAAAGTCAATCTAATTAGTTATTCACAAGACCCAGAGTATAGAGAAGAAACAGCGTTAGACTTAGTGGCATACTGCGCTAGAGTAAGCAACCCTGGGAATCAAAACAACAAAGAAACAAGTGAGAAACTTGTTAAATATTTAATTAAACATAAACACTGGTCACCACTTGAAATGGTATCAGCTTGTTTGGAAATTGAAACAACTAGAGATATTGCAAGGCAAATATTAAGACACAGAAGTTTTAGTTTCCAAGAGTTTAGTCAACGTTACGCAGACCCTACAAAAGATTTGGAACTTATACCTCGTGAAGCACGATTACAAGACCCAAAGAATAGACAGAACAGTATTCTGCCAGAGGGAGAAGAAGGACGTAGACTTAACGAAATGTGGAGAATGAAGCAAATGTCACACATTCGTGCCACAAAAGAACTATATAATTGGGCTATTGATAACGGTATAGCAAAGGAGCAAGCGAGAGCAGTACTTCCTGAAGGCAATACAGTATCAAGGCTATATGTAAATGGCACACTTAGAAGCTGGATACATTATATAGAATTGAGGAGTGCCAATGGCACACAACTGGAACACATAGAGCTTGCCCGCGCTTGTGGAGAAGCAATAGGAAAAATATTTAAAATATGAAACTAGATGATATTGAAGAAGTACACCCAATGAGACAAGTCTTTTGGGCAAGTATTATACAATTTGTAGTAGTATGTCTTATGCTAGGCTGTATGGTAATAATTGGACATATAGTAAAATGAAAATAGCAATTACAGGAACAACAGGACTAGCAGCAGCCATAGCGGGTGCTTTGCAAGACCACACTATATCAACCCCTCGTGTCGAGGATATTACGATGAACGGTATACATTGGTGGGGGTTTAATTACGATAATCCAAACCATGTAGATGTTTTAATTAACCATGCTCACAGAGGATTTCGACAAACAGAAATATTGATGCATGCTTATGAAGCATGGAAACATGACAAAACTAAGTATATAATCAACATCTCTAGTAGAGCTGCTCAACCTAACATATCAAAAGGATATATGTATGCAACGCAAAAAGCCAGTCTTAATCATCTTACTAATAATCTTGTCTATAACAGTAACAAACAATGCCGTATAACGACAATCAATCTCGGTTTACTCAACCAGGACGATTTACCAAGCGTAACTCATGATGAAGTTGCCGATGTTATCAGATGGCTTATCAGAATGGCAGAGTTTACAGAATTAGAAGTACCTGAGATAACTTTACAAAATAGGGCAAA